CGCGTACCGAGAGTGAGAAAATGTCTCGCCTTATGAAGTGACAAAGATCGGAAAGTATCGATGTCGAAATTCTCAAACTCGTCGTAATCCACCTTGAACACATGTTTGAAAACCCGAAGATTTCCTTGTCGCATAGCGTCCACGTTGAAGAGTTCTTGACCAAGCAACTTCAATCGACTATAATAACCACTCAAATAAAATTGATAGAAACGGCAACAGAGCGCAGAGTTGAATCCTCCAATGATCATGAAAGAGAAGACACGTGTGAAGCTTGTTTGAATGTCCCGCACTGGCGATTCAGGATAGAGCATCCCAGCCAATAAGTCGAAATCTTCTCGAAAAAGCCTTCCTTGCTTGACCTGATATCCGATGAATTTCCTCTCCTCACGGTCATTGGTAATGACTACTTTCTCAGGCTTCACGACAAGACCGAAAAACGACTTGACTGTATGAGAAAGGAGAGAGACGTGCGGTTGAAATTCCTTCGGATGGAGCTTTCCGGCCAGGTAGCAGAAGTCATCTCCGAGCACTCTTTTGTTCCGAGCATACTGATTGTTGTACTCCAAACTGGCACTCATGACGATCCAGACACAAATTGAGTTGAGCAGCAAGGTGAGAAATGAGCCAGAAGGCACACCACCAAGTTTCTTGATAACGGTTCCGTTCGGTAAACACAACAGGGAAAAAATGAAAGAATCCACCAGATAGTCGTAAGCCTTCTCTTTCCAAGGCTCGTCCAGCTGCATATGTGGGCGGAGAACTTTGTTGAAGCCATCCTTGAGAACAAATCGTGCTCGAATCGAATCCCATCCCGAAATGTCGGTATTGGTAAAGGTGTCGTCCTGATTCTCATCGAGATAGAAATTCAACCGTTGAATGGTGTCCTTTCCAGTCATGAACATATCCGAAAGATGATTTAGGCGAAAGATCTGCGAATAGAAGCCACGGAATAACATGTTCTCGAGCACAATGTTCTCCATGGGTGCGATCCAAATCGTCCTAGTTTTGTTCTCATCAATCGGTGACAAATGTCCACGCAACGCTAACTTGTATGGAATCTGCTCCACATCGCCCCCCTTCTTCCAGGTCTCAATCATGTCCGACACCTTGTCGTAACATTCATGAAGCACGTCTCCCTTCTTCTTGCCAGGGAAACTGAATCCTGCTGAAGTGTTCATCGGAATCTTCGTTATTGCAACTTCCAATGGAATGGTAGAACACCATCGAAACTGCGAAGAAACAAAGTCCACCTGCTTGTTGTATAGTTGATCCATCCGTTCGTCAAACATATTGGTCTTGTAGATAGTCGGACCGGCGTACTTGAGCAAACCGTGATAAGCTCGACCGAGTTGAGGAACTTTGCTGTATCCCTTCATGTTCTCGTAAATGTCAGGTTCTTCCGATTGATCAAATTGCCAAAGAGCCTCCTTGACCCACTCATCGACATTGTTGAAACCAGAAGCGAGATTGTACACGAGTCCCTTGCGATCGAGAACCCGCCAACCGTCGGACACGGAACAGACACGAACAAAGTCATCCACAGAGATGCTTGCAAACGGATTTTCCTCCACAATCCACTTCCAAGTGAACTTGTTCACGTTCTCAGGCACGGACAAAAACTGAGCGGACATGGTGATATGAAGGGCTAAAATCTGGAGAGAAGTTGGTTGGG